AGCGATTAGGGATGAAGTTGCCGCGACGCCAAATCTTCCGCGACGCGACTAAGAATAGCTCTGGCTTCCCAGGCGTATCACGGTATCGCGGATACAACTAAACCCCGAGTTGTGAGCTGGCGTAAATACATGATCGGAGGAAGATCATGATTACGCTGGAGCAAAGGGATGAATTTGAGAAACATGCAATTGCACATTACCCTGAAGAGGTGTGCGCAGTAATTGCTGGTGGGAACCTCATTCTTTGTCAGAACGAGGCGGAAGATAGGAATAGCACCTTCAAGATTTCAGCCGAGAAATTGATTGAGGCTGAGATTTTGCATGGACCGCTTGATTTGGTGTTGCATACCCATAGCGGCGCATCAGCTGGTCGCTGGCCTCGTCATTGGCCTTCTGGACAAGACATGCAGTCGTGGATGCACGGCTCTACCCCTTGGCTCATTTTTGCTTGCAATGGCGAAGGCTTGGGTGAGCACTGTGTATTGGACGACGCTAACCCCGCACCACTAGAGGGGCGCGAGTTCATTCACGGCATTAACGACTGCTACTCATTGATCCGCGACTATTTTCGTATGGAGAAGGGTATTACCTTGCCGAATTACCCGCGTGACATGGAGTGGTGGGCTAAAGATAAGGATTTATACAGCGAGAACTTTGAGGCGGCAGGCTTTGTGGAAATACCTGCTGACCAAGTTCGCTCAGGGGATTGCATGATGATTCAATTCCGTAGCGACGTTATTAATCATGCTGCGGTAGTTATTGATGAATCGAGAATCCTTCATCACATGATTCATCGTCTTAGTGGTTACGACGATTGGAGTAAATGGCACCGTGTCGCTGCAAAGTATGTCCGCTACGTTGGAGAAAAACAATAATGATTCGTACAGTACACCTACACGGCCCATTGGCCGAAAAGCTAGGTTATACAGAACCGCTTACTTTTGATGCGGATAATGTGCAAACTCTTATCAACGGTCTAACGATGTCGTTTCCAGACATCCGATCCGTTATGTTGGAGTTTTCTGATGTGGCAATTGTTTTGCGTGATGGTGAGGAGTTGAAATCTCTGTCAGCAGAGCGTTTGCAGTACAACTTCGGGTTTGAGCCAGAGATTCACATTGCTGGTGCCATTAACGGGGCAGGTATCGAGACATTAACAGCGTTCTTCGTCATGGAGATGGAGATTTCATACGTTGCAGCAACTATTGCTGCGTACGCTGTTGCAATTGCCGGAATGTATGCTGTCGGTCAAATAATTCAGTCGATGGCGGAAGTTCCTCAGAGCGCCACCGCTGAGGAAAAAGCAGCTAACTCTTCGTATCTGTTTAACGGCGCAGAAACTGTCGTAGGGCAGGGTTATCCCGTTCCGTTGATTTATGGTCGCTATCTAGTGGGTTCAGCTGAAATTAGTACAGAGCTATCTGCTGAGCGACTAGCTGTGGCACTAAATGATAACGTCTCCATCGATTTGCTTTATGAATCAGGCAAATCTGGCAATGTGCTGACAAATGACGTGTTTGGCTCCAGTTCAACGGTTTCATCGTTCACCATCAACGGAGTTACCACAGCTGCTGGCGGCACGTATAACAACGGTCAGATTTCAGTCACGATTGCAGCGAATGGTGCCTACACCATTATTCCGACGGTAACAGGTGATTGGGCGGTTACATACAACGCAACCAATGCGGCACATGGAAGTTCAAGTGCTGTTATGCAGATTAACGTCTCTCTTTCATTCGTGGATAGCTACGGTAGCCCTTAAAGACCGCTAAAAGAGACCCAGCCTAAATACCTCCGTTCCTATTCGGAGGTTTGAATGGCTGATTTTCATGACATTAATGGTTCTGGCGGTGGTGGTAAGGGTGGTGGTGGTTCCTCATTTTACGAGGCGGAGAACACCCTCAAGTCTCTTGTCACTGCACGCTCACTACGATTAATCGGCGAAGGTCGTATTGGTGGTGTGGTCGGTGGAAAGAAGGGTGTTTACATTGACAACACTCCTCTTCAGAACGCTGACGGTACAGATAATTTTGCTGGCGTCATCTTTGACCAGCGAGAAGGGTTCCCTTCTCAAGAGCGCATGTCTGGGTTCCCACTGGCTGCATCTGAGAGTGTCGTCGGGGTTTCTGTTACCAACGCAGCTCCGGTTACCCGTACTACTTCTGCTGCGGACATTGATGCGGTTGCAGTCACTATTGGCCTGCCACAAGGTCTAGTAAATCAAGAGACTACAAGCAACTCTGTTAAGGGCACTCAAGTTCAGATTGCTATTGACCGCAAGCTGACGACTGCTGGTGCCGGTTCCTGGGAGCAGGTTGTTTCCAAGACATTTGACGGAAAGACGCTATCCGCCTACGAAGAGAGCTTTCGTGTAGCGCGCCCAGCTGGAACCGGTAGTTGGGACATCCGCGTCCGTCGTATCACAGCGGACAACGGTACAGCTACTCTCAAGAACGCTACCGCTTGGAACCGAATGACTGAGTACCGCGAAGTGATCGCGGGCTTCACCGGTGAGTATCCAAACTATGCGTATGTTGGTGTTGCAATTGATGCAACGTCAGCTACATCGAGCCAGATTCCTAAGCTGTCATTCCTTGTTGACGGCTTGTACATCATGGTTCCGTCTAACTACAACCCATCCAATCGCGTCTATACGGGGCAATGGGACGGTTCGTTTAAGGTTGCTTGGTCCGACAACCCAGCTTGGGTGTTGTATGACTTGATTACCAATTCTCGATACGGCCTAGGTGAGTACATCAGCCGTGACATGGTTGACAAGTACAGCTTCTACAACGCTGCTGTCTACTGTGACCAATTGGTTAGCGACGGTAAGGGCGGCACGGAGCCACGTTTTACATACAACGGAACTATTAATTCGCGTCAGGACGGGCTATCACACTTGCAGACTGTTGCCTCATCAATGATGGCAAAAGTTGTGTGGGTCGGAGGCTTGGTAACGGTTATTCAGGACCGCCCAAGTTCACCTGTTTGCTTGATCACACGCGACAACGTAGTAAATGGTGAATTCTCGTACAAGGGCTCTTCCTTCCAAGAGCGTGTTACGGCAGTAAACGTTAAGTGGAATGACCCGTCTGAAAAGTACTTGACACGTGTTACCCCGGTTGAAGCTTCACAAGCGGATTTCGACCGTTATGGGTACAACGAAGTAAACATCGACGCTGTTGGTTGTACTCGCGCTGGTCAAGCGCTGCGTGTTGGTAAGTGGTATCTCGATACCGTCCTTAATCAAGTTGAGACTGTTACCTTCACCATGAGTTACGAGGGTTTCGGCCTCATGGTGAACGATGTAATCAAGCTATTTGATGAGCAGCGAGCTGGTCAAGCTCTTGCAGGTCGATTGGTTAGTGGGTCCACTACTACCGTTCTTCAACTAGACCGTCCAGTTACTTTGGCTTCGGGTAGCACCGTTGATGTGATGCTGCCTTCCGGTGTTGTTGAAACAAAGGCGATCACAGAAACCGGCACTGTATCCTCTGTCACTTTGACGACAGCACTATCACAAACTCCTGCTGAATACGCAGAGTTTGTTATTACTACTACGTCACTTTCTCCGCGTCAGTTCCGCATCACAAAGGTTTCTCTCAAAGATCAGAATTTGGTTGCGGTTGAGGCTGTAACCTATGATCCAAACAAATACAGTCGTGTTGAGACTGGTTTGAGTATTCCAGCACCAGTCTTTAGCGTCGTAACAGAACAGGTTGTTGGCGCTCCAACAGCAGTAGTTTTCCGCGAAACAGCGAAGAACGAAGATAACACGATTATTCGGTCGCTCGTAGTTTCATGGACTCGTCCGGTCACTGGTACGATTTCCTCTTACCGACTGCAGTATCAGATTGATAGCTCTGGATGGCAGACGGTCACACCAGAGCACACAACGTTTGAGCTTCGGAACGTTGTTGTTGGTGCATACCAGTTCCGCATTCAAGCTCTAGGCTCTAACGGCGTCTACAGCACGCCTACAACAGCGTCTTACACAATTTCTGCAATTGGTGGTGGTAGCACGACCCTATTAGCTCCTACGACGTTGGTTGAGCAAATTGGTGGGGGAACCACATTTACTGGTCAGGATTTGTACGTTGTTTGGACGAACCCAGCTGGCAACGCTGGTAATTCTGCGACTCTGCGAGACTTTCAGGTAACTGTCAAAACGACCTCGGATGCGGTTCTGCGTACCGAATACATTGCCCCTGTAGCTGCAGGTTCTACACAGACCTATTCCTATTCATGGGCAATGAACAATCAGGACGGCGGCCCTCGTCGCTCCGTCAAGATTGAGGTAAGGGCACGAGATACCAACAACAATCTCACTTCAGCTGTTGTTAACACCTTTGCCAATCCGGCTCCGGCTGTCCCTTCCAACGTGGTTGCTAGTGGTGGGCTAGGCGCCGTGTTCTTGAATTGGGATAAGAGCACTGACAAGGATTACATCGGTACGAACGTTTGGTTGAGCACAACGAGTGGTTTTACTCCGTCTGCAGCAACATTAGTAGCAGAAGGTGCAAGCGACTTCTATGCTCAGACAGGCTTGAATGCAGCCACTACCTATTACGTCAAGCTGGCTCAGTACGACGCTTTTGGCAGTTCGCAAGACGGTACTGGTCTGAACGTTTCTCCACAATACTCAATTACCACTGCTGCGGGCGCTGGTATTCCAAAGGGCAGTGCGTTACCAGGGTCGGGTACAGAAGGAGACTTGTACTTCAATACGACAGACGGCAAGGTCTATCGCTTTCACGGTGGTGCATGGACGGCACTGGTGCCTACGTCAGACTTGTCTGGACAGATTACGTCCGCTCAGCTGACAGACGGCGCAATTAACACGGCGAAGTTTGCTGCTGGTATTGCTGCCGTCGAGATTGTTGGTACTTTACCTTCGGCAGGTAACTTTGTGGGGCGTCAGGCTTATCTCACGACGGACAACAAGCTGTATCGCTATAACGGAACTGCTTGGGTTAGCTCAGTTGCTGCAACCGATCTTGTTGGTCAAGTGGTCGCAAGTCAGGTCGCCGACGGCGCGATTAACACGGCGAAGTTTGCTGCCGGTATTGCACCCGTGGAAATTGTGGCTACATTGCCCGCAACTGGTAATTTCTCAGGTCGCCAAGCATTCTTGACTACAGACAATAAGCTGTACCGGTAC